TCGATATTCCTCAATAGCTCAGTTGGTAGAGCATGCGGCTGTTAACCGCAGGGTCGTTGGTTCGAGTCCAACTTGAGGAGCCACTCAGACAATGCTTTGCCGTCACTTCATTGTGACGGCAGGGTAAAGTCGATTCCCTATATGGGCCTTTAGCTCAGTTGGTTAGAGCAACCGGCTCATAACCGGTCGGTCCCGGGTTCAAGTCCCCGAAGGCCCACCAAATTAAGTTAATATGGCCCGGTAGCTCAGTTGGTTAGAGCGCTAGCCTGTCACGCTAGAGGCCGTGGGTTCAAGTCCCATCCGGGTCGCCAAAAACGGTACCATAATTGTGCCGTTTTTTCTTTCGCTGCTATAGCTCAGTCGGTAGAGTGCATCCTTGGTAAGGATGAGGTCACCAGTTCAAATCTGGTTAGCAGCTCCACATTAAAAAGCCTTGTTTCTTTGGTAAATCCATTGAAACAAGGCTTTTTTGTTATTTTATACGGCTTTGAGCACTGCTGCACGAAGTTCTTGCAGCTCTCGCATAATGTCAGCCATAGGCGTTTTTTGCACTTCGTTAATGGGACTAAATGTGGGACTGAACAAGGCGGCTAATTGCTCACCTGCACGCTCGATCATATCCTCGCCGGTGTGCGTGTAAATCTTGGCGGTGATCTCGATAGATGCGTGTCCCATGAGTTTGCTTGCGACGTTGAGCGGTACGCCCGCACGCTCTAAATCTGTGCAGAACGTGTGGCGCAGATCGTAGGGAACGATAGGCGGCAGCTGCTCGGCAATGGGCGAGATTTTCCCCGCCGCGATCAACTCGCGTTCGGTATCGTCCATTGCGGCGCGGAAACCCTGCCACATGGCACGCATGTACTTATCATCGTACAAGTGCCCGTTACGCGGAAAAACCAATTCACCGAACGAACCGGCTTTCGGCAGGACTGCGGCAAGTTGGGGGATGATCGGGATTTTGCGAACGCCTGCGTCTGACTTGGGGTATTTCTCGGCGCGGGTGTCTCGGTCGTATGCCTTGTTAACGGTAATCATACCGCCTGTAATATCGGCGTATGTCAGCACAAGGCTTTCCGCCGGACGCAAGCCACTATACAGCAGAGTAAGCACCCACGTCCCCGCAGGATGCGTCTTTGCAGTTTCCAGTAAAATAACACGTTCGCGGTCTGTAATGCTCCTGTGGCTCTTCTGCTTGCCAGTACGGGGCATCTTCAAATCTTCCGCAGGATTATTGACGCACAAGCCGTTCTGCTTGGCTGCACGGAACATCTGCTCAATAGCCTGCTGCACCTTCTTTACGGTATCCGGCGCACGTCCCTCCGCAGAGTTAAGCGCTTCCTGACAGTTCAGCGGCCGCACCTTGCTAACTGGGATATCCCCAATGTAGGGATAAACGTAGTTCACAAGCCGTCCCTCGATCAGCCTGCGCGTGGATTCCTTCACGCCGGACTTGTAAGTTTCTACCCAGCGTTTCCCCCATTCCTTTACGGTAACACCGGCTTCAATGAGTTTACTTCCGGATTCGATCTCTGCACGTTTTGCCCTGATTTTCTCGTTGAGTTCCTTTTCGGTTTTTGCTCTCAGGTCGTAATGCTTTCCCATATAAGTTCCGGTCTCACGGACAAAGCCGCGAGGGTCTTTTTTTCGACGTGGCATTGCATTTTCCTCCTATTTTCGATATAATAAGAGGGTAGAATTCCGTTGCACAAGATTTCTACCCCCGTTTAACGTCCGCCGGTTGCCGCCGGTGGGCGTTATTTTTATGCCCAAAATTGTTTGCCGCATTTCAAACAAGTAACACGGACTTTTTTTGCACCCTTGTTGCCAGCTACAGCACCGATCAAACCCAGTCCGAGAGGTGCGGTAATGGCTGCTCCTACGACGGCCTTGCCGATGCCGAATCCCTTCTTATGCGCAGAAAGGGAAGTAGAGCCGCAACGCGGACAACGCGCTTGTGCGTTCATTTCTTTTTGCTGTAGTTTGTTCGCCTTTTTCAGTTCGGAAAGCTGCGCCTTTTGCAATTTAACCGAAGGGTCGTTCATTGCTTGCACTTTTATGATCTTCTCAATCGGTGCTTCAATCTGACGCTTCATGCGGATTGTGTCCAGCATTCCGTACTCTTTAGGCTTTACGTTATCCTCGATATAGTCTAACACTTTACCGATAGTGACAGAATCGTAATCGGTGCATTTACGGAAGAATGCGGCCATGTTGGTTCTGTCCTTGTATACGCCGTAGATCGTGGCGAGGTCGATTAGATCGCCTTCTTTGTCGTAATACTCGTGCGTTTCCTTCGGGGCAACTGTTTGTGCAGGTGGTTGTTCACCAGCCTTTGTTCCGCAGTTCGGGCAGAAATTCCCCTCGAATTCCGTGCCACAATTCGTGCAAAACATAATTTCACCTTCCCTTTTATTTGCTTCAAAATTTGAGGACTAACTCGATAACGAAACGTTATTTAGTACCACTTTAAGGCCGTAACAAAACGTTACACCCTTTTTATTTCGCTTATCACTTCCACGGCAGAATAAACGGTTTTATAATCCGTCCTCCGTGGTAGTTTGGTTCCGGGTCTATTGGTTCTTCAATCTCTATTGTAGTATCTGGAATCGCAAAACCGAGACCGCTTAGTTCCTCTACCAGCTTTTGATATTTGGCGGAGTTCTGATTTTTTATACGAGTGAATCCGCTGAGAGATTTAGGACATAGGTCAGGAAGAAGATACCTTACACGGTAATATATACTGTGATTTAACCTACGCTCTTTGTCGTGACGAATCCTGCGCTGCAATTCGTTGTATACTTCGATCTCGTCTTCGTCTCGATCATCAACAAACGGCCTCCAGCTTGTGTGAAGCATAGGCTGTTCTTCGCCTTTATAATAAATCCTATCTTGGTTTCTGTCGTCGAAAAAGACTATAGGGAATCGAACGAACGCGCCGTCTGGCTCTACATATCCGGTCTTTAGAATGAATTTCGGGAGCTTAGGAAAACGCCAATCATTTCCGTGCATGGTATACACACGCCCTTGATATTTGGCAGACACTGCACTTCTTCCGTTTTCCCATGGAATCAAAACGAGATCTGTGCCCATGGCCAGGCAGTTGATTTTTACCTCATTGTAGATACGGGTTCTGAGTGCAGCACCAACCGAGATTTTATTTGAGTTTTCCTCGATTTTATGCTGCCACTCTAAGGCTTTGGAAAATCTTCCGATTTCCTCGTACCATTGCACGACGCGGTAGAAATCGTTTTCACTCCAACCGATGGGCGATTCAAACATGATTTCGGTTGCTTTCTCTATACATGCAAGTGCTAAGTCGTACTTTTCAATTTTCCACAGCCTGCTTGCATGCATCCTTAGAACATATTCCAACGAACCGGTGACACCTAAATCATCGTGCACCGATATTGAATTGTCAAAAGTAGGAACCGGAATAGATTCAATGGACGAAATAGATGTTAAATCATGCGCTTCACCATCTACGGATATTCTTTCTGCATCGTAGATAATATCTCGATTGTCATAAAGAGCACCAGCAGGTTTGGGAAAGATGAATGATATACGTCCATTGTAAAAGCAAACCTCGTAACTCATTTTGACACTCTCCCGTGTTGCATAAGTCCTGTTTATTGGACTTTGTTTGTAATTAGAAAACTCGTCCTTGAATCGAACAAGTGTTCGATATATAATATTGTCATAACTTGACGGACGGTTTTGCTTGATATTGCCTTATATTGGTAATACCATAATATCAAGAAGTATCAAGAGAGGCAGGAAACCAACATGGAAAATCAGTATCCCAATTATCAGGCACTCGCGGCCTATCTCAATACTTTTGATAATCCGCAGCGGTTACTGCGTGCTTTTGTCGCTGTCAGCCGATCGTGCATCGCGGCTGGCAAACCAGTTTGCGATAGCTGCAAAGATGGATTGAAGGAACCGTAAATCCTCATCCGTCAAATCTTGTCCAGTAGGCGCCAATCCTGCTGATACAAAGGTTTGCATGATCTGTTCTGCAGTTACTTCCCCTGTTTCGGCTTTGGCCGGGGCAGGGGCTTTTTCTTTTTCTGGTCGATGCCCGTGAGGGTCATTCGAAAGACCGAGCAAGTAATCTGCGGTGCAACCGAAATAATTGCATAGTGCAGTTACAGTGTCGGAACCGGGTTCTCTGGTTCCGGTTTCGTACCCGTAATAGGTTGTGTACTTTATTCCAATGCTTTCTGCGAACTTTCGCGCACTCATTCCGGTTCCTTCGCGCAATTCTTTTATTCGGTCAAATATCATTTCATCACTCCTCTCTGCTTGCCTATATTATATATCTGCTGCGCGCGCACTGTCAATAAGAAATATTCGCAAAATGAGTAAATTATTTTCTGCAAACCGCTTGACATATTCGCGGAATGAGAATATACTATAACCATGATGTTCGCAAAATGCGAATACAGGAGGTGAGAAAAATGAAATTCCCAAACATTGAAGCGGAGCGAGGTCGTAAAGGCTGGACTAAAGAAGAGCTTGTTAAGCAGATCAATATCAGCAGAAAGACCTACGCGAATTGGCAGGACGGCCGGACGGATGTTCCGTGTTCGCAACTTGTGGCGCTTGCGCAGCTGTTCAATTGCTCGGTTGATTACCTGCTGGGTATCGACCACCATGACAACGAGAGCGCATAAGCGGAGGTGAGCAGCAATGAAGAAAGTCAAAGAGATTTTCATGTCAGGCAGCTTTGGTATAGCACTGGCCGGCTTCTCGCTGGGGTTCTCTACTTGTGTATTGATCTGTAAGGTGTTCGACTTACTTAAATAAGGCGATAACCGAGACAATCAGCGAAGCAATAGCAAGCGCACGAGCAATCATTGCTTCACGCGAAGCGGCCTTTGCTTCTGCATGGGCATCGTCGATTTGAGTTTGTAGCTTTTGGTTGGTTTCTTCCAACTGCTTTTCCATGGATTCACGGAATTCCAATTCTGCACTCTGGTCGGCGTTGCGAATTTCCGGGCCTAAGAACATCATGATTAACACCTCCTTTCCCGGCTATTATACCACGGTTGGGAAGGGGCGAACAAGCGGAGGTGATACCGATGTATATTCCACCTTTTGTTGCCGGAGTGCTGGCAACACTGGGCGTTGAAATGGCACTGCTTATTGTGTGTGCAATGCTGCGTGGCGGCAACAACGATGATGAGCGATAGCACACCATCAACACACTAAGCAACACACCAATAACACACAGAAAGCGGAGGGTCGAACGAATGACAGCAACAGAATTAAGCAACCGCAGGCGCACGGTTGAAGGTCGTTTACGCACGTTCGCAGGGTGCGAATATATTACCACAAAACAGTTAAAAGACTGGTTTGGCGTTAGTTATCGTACCGTACAGCGTTATTTAGATGGTGTCCCGCGTTTAACCGGCGGTCGCTATCATGTGGCCGATGTGGCTAACCGATTGGTGCAGGCGGAAGCGTCTGCGTAACACTCCAACAACAGACCATCAACACACAGATAACACACAATCAACAAACCGATAACACACCGATAACAAACCAAGGAATAAGAAAGAAAGTAACAAAGAAAGAAAAGAAGTATATATATATTCTCCCTACGGTCGAATATATATTAATTTAACTTTCTAAGAAAGAAAGAAAAGAATAACCCTCTCACTACGTTCGAGGGTTACAAGAAACCGCGAAAGGGGATTGAAACCAATGACCTACAAACACTACGGATGGCTTGCAGGAATGTGCTTTCTCGGAACGCTGATTTCCGGCGGTATGACCGAGAACGGAAGAATCGACTTGTTTTCCGGAGCCGCTATCATGCTGGCGCTGCTGGCTGTCGGCATGGTAGCAGCACGCACCAGCATGCTGCTGTGTGCCTATGAGCACCGGCGGCGATATCGCGGTCGTTATCGCTGAGGGGAGAAAACAAGATATGACGGAAGCAAGACGCAAGACGTTGAAAGTCAAAGACATGCAGCGCCGGGTTATCGGCAAGGCGATGACAGCAGCGAAGTACGGCCTGCAGATGCGCGAGAGCGCAAAGACGATCAGCATGAGAACGGAGGAAAAACATGGTAGTAAAAATTAACGGATCGGCGTTTGATACCGAGAGAGTGATGCGGTTTGCACCACACAAGAAGGACGGACTTGACTTTCGGCCGGAGGATGTGACAACACTGGAGAAGCTGGAGCGGCTGAAAACTGAGTTAATGGAGCTCGCCGGCAGCGACTTTGTATGGACGGTTGACCGGATGGGATGGCGATTCCTGTTTCAGCGGGACAAGTTCGGCAACACTTTCCCGCAGCGCTTTGCACCGATCAGTGGAAATTTAGAGATGCCGGAATGGGCGTGAGAAAAGCCGCTGACGGGTGGTAGGATACCCAATCAGCGGCAAAGGTAAAATGGTTTAATGCAAGGATACCACAGAGGAGGCCGAAAAGCAAGTGAAATGCTACAAAGGTTTTGACAAGGACTTGAAATGCCGTGGTTTTCAGTACGAAATCGGCAAAGAGTACGAGGAAGACGCGGCAGATATTTGCCACGCCTGCGAGAACCCGATGGACGTATTCGGATACTACAACCCGGCAGATTCACGTTACTGCGAGGTAGATTTGGATACTAACGAGCAGACTGAGAAGGACAGCAAGCGGGTTGGCAAAAGAATCAAGATTGAAACAGAGATTGGCCTTTCGGGGCTGATTCAGGCTGGCGTGAAGTTCATTCTGGAAAAAGTGGATTTTAAGAGCGCGAAAGAGAGTAACACGGGCAACCGGAGCGCCGCTACAAACACGGGCGACCAGAGCGCCGCCACAAACACGGGCGACCAGAGCGCCGCCACAAACACGGGCGACCAGAGCG